GCAACAACAATAACCGGTCTACAAATAGATTTTGATAAGACCGGGAATTCCACATCAGATAACACTACGTATGGTCTCAATATTGACATGGACAACACAACTGCCACCAATGGCAACAACTATATGTATGGTTTGTACGTCACGCCGACACTTACGCACGCCGCTGATGCTGGTGGCAGCTTTGTATACGGTGCGTTGATAAATGCACAAGGCAACACAAACGGCTCCAGCTTCGTCCAAGGTGCAAGGATCGAAGCAGGCGGCGGCGATATCAACTACGGACTCCAGCTTGATGTTGAGGACGGCGGCGTTGATCTTAGAATTGAGAGTTCAGCCGATAGTGGCGATTATTTTCAGATTCAAACCACTGCCCATGGGGCAACCACAATCACAACAGTTGATGATGATGCTACTGCTGCTAATCTTACATTTAATGTTGATGGAGACATCACTTTAGATCCAGCAGGAGGAAATATTGTCCTTGACGGCCAAGTTGCCATTGGAACAACAGGAACAGCTAATAGGTCATTGGCGGTCAGTGGATCTATGAGAGTTTCTGGCTCTGATGTTCAGATGTCTTTCGGAAGTAGTCCTCAACTTCAATTATCTGCATCAAAGTCTATTACTGGAAACACAAGTCTTTTAGAAATTACGACTCCGACCAAAGCAAACCTTTTCTCTGTTAATGAAGCTGGGATGGTCGGAGTGGATATGGTTCCCGCTGCTTTTAACGCTTCTTTATATGTTTCTGGTGCAGCCGTTGTTGGTGCTCCAACCGCTGCTCTTAATAACGCAAATTTGCATTCTGGTTCTTATTCATTTTATCTTGATGAGGGATCAAATAAGTTGATGGTTAGTGTGAGATATTCTAATGGAACAATGAAATCTGGCTCCATATTACTTGACTAAACATTAAAAGTGTTTTTCCTCAATAAAACACTATTTATTGATGATAATAGTATTATTAGGAGTTGTTATTAATGTCTTCAATGTTAGAAAAAGCCATAGTTGATGCCGCTGCCCTCCGTGAAGCCGCCCTAAAGAATGCCGAGCAGGCAATCGTTGAGAAATATGCACCAGAAATCAAAGCAGCAGTTAATACGCTGCTGGAATCTTCGACAAAGAACATTGTTTTAGAACAAGACGAGATGATGGGAGGCTCAATGGCCACATCCGCGCCACCTCAAACGCCTGTTGATGCTCCGTTCGCCGTTGGCGATCAGAGTCCAGATCAACATGTCGAAATGTCTATTGAATTTGAGTTTGATCCTGAAGATTTTAATATTGATCTTGGATCACTCCAACAACAAGCCCAAGACGAACCACCCCCAGTTGGTGACGAAATGACAGGAACAGATGACCTGATGGCTGATCTTGGATTGGGCGGAGAAGAAGGTGGAGAAGAGTCTCCTCTTGGCGACCTCGGAGCAGAGGGCGGAGAAGACGAACTTGCACTTCAAGAAATTATTAATTTAATGAACGAAATTGACCAAGAAGAGGTTCTTGAAGAAGAGTTGATTGTTGATGCTGGTGAGACGAAATCTGGTTGGTTTGCGACAGACGCAGGCGCAAGACAATACCAACAAGAAATGGAATTAGCCAAGCAAGAATCGACCGAAGCAAAAGAAGAAAACGAAGAACTTAATAAAAAGGTCAAAGAATTAAAAGAAAGAATTAACAAATATAATGCAGACAATAAAAAATTGTATTCTGCTGTTAAAGAATTAAAAGTCAAATTGGATGAATCACTTTTGTCAAATGCAAAATTGGTTTATTCTAATAAGATTTTAAGCGATACCTCCTTGAATGAGCGACAAAAAGATAAAATTGTCGAAGCTATCGCACAGGCAAAAACACTGAATGAGGCAAAAACTCTTTGCGAAACTCTAAAAGCTACAGTGGGATCAACAAAAGAAAATGGTCCAAAATCACTTAGTGAGTCGGTTCAAAGAAAATCTAACTTATCAAATATTTTGCCGAGAAACAAAAAAGAAATGAATGAAAGTTTTTCATTTTCTGATAAAATGAAAAAACTAGCAGGAATTTCATAAGACATACTTTAGGAGGTATTAAAAATGTCTATTATAGAAACACTTAGTGAAGGCATTGTAAACCGCGACATGGCTAAAGAAGGCGAAGCTCTTCTTAATAAATGGTCAGCAACCGGCTTACTTGAAGGTCTTCAAACACAACGAGAACAGTCTACTATGGCTCGTCTCTTGGAAAATCAAGCCAAGGAGCTTCTTCGTGAGGCTTCTTCTATGGGACTTGGCGGCGATGTCGAAGGTTTTGCTGCTGTTGCTTTCCCAATTGTCCGTCGAGTATTCGCTGGACTTATTGCTAACGATCTTGTTAGCGTTCAACCAATGAGCCTTCCATCAGGTCTCATTTTCTTCCTTGACTTCGTATTTGGCGATGAACTTGGAGGTTCCGCAACGACAGCAGACCGCTTTGGCAACACCATGGGCGGCACCGAGTCAATTTACGGTACTAGTGATGTCGGTAAAGACATCATTGATGGGGTGAGTCTTGTTGATGCTCGCGGTATTGAATCCGGTGGAGGCCCTATTCGCGCTGGTGCTTCCGGTTATGCTTATGCATCCCCAACTGGCTCAAACCTCGTTATTCATGTGAACAATATTAAGTGCCAAAGGGCCTTCGACCTTAATGGTGCAGTTAGCGAAGATGCCGCAAAACACATTCAGTATGACCCTGACTTGTTGGCTATTACTGATGGCACAGGTGTTCTCGTTGTCGATGTCGGCATTTCTTGTTTTACTGCTTCTCACGGTGGAAGTCCGGCTGATACCAACAACCTTTCTGCCTTTACCATTGGTGACGGTAATACTGCATGGAATAATGAAGCTGATGCCGCCACAACTCAAGTTCGTCGTTTGACTACAAGAGTTGCCGCTGCTGATACTGCTTTGTCAGAAGCAGCAATTCGTTTTGTTTTGATGCAACCTGCCGCGAATGGCGTTCAGGCTGCACGGACTTCAGCAGCAGCGGGAACCGCTGACTTGGGTGCTGGATTATTGGAATTTCCAATCAGGGATGATCTGATTGCTGGTGGTGCTCTTGGTGCTGTCGTTGGGTCACCTGAGTGGGGCCTTGAAGGCGAAGCAGCAATCCCAGAAATCGACATCAAGGTCGATAGTATTGCTATCACGGCACAAACCAAGAAATTGAAAGCCAAGTGGACTCCAGAATTGGGTCAAGACTTGAATGCTTATCATAACTTGGATGCTGAAGTTGAGTTGACCTCGATCCTTTCTGAGCAAATCGCTCTTGAAATTGATCGTGAGATTCTTGCTGATCTCGTTAACGGTGCAACTGCTGGAAAATACTATTGGTCTCGTTCACCGGGACTTTTTGTGAACCGCCAAACTGGTTTGGAATTGGGCGCAACTGCTGCTGCCCCTGACTTCACTGGAACGGTTAGTGAATGGTATGAAACCTTGATCGAAACTATCAATGATATTTCCGCTCAAATTCATCGTAAGACGCTTCGTGGTGGCGCAAACTTTGTTGTTTGCTCTCCTGAAGTTGCTAACATTCTTGAGTTCACCTCTGGGTTCCGCGCTAATGTTACCGCTGATGCCGATAAAGGCGTTATTGGAGCAGAAAAAGTTGGTTCTTTGAGCCGCAAGTTTGATGTTATCGTTGATCCTTATTTCCATCGAAATGTTATTCTTGTTGGTCGTAAAGGAAACTCTTTCCTTGAAAGTGGCTATGTGTATGCACCTTATGTGCCTCTCCAAGTCACTCCAACGATCTTCGGAACTGAGGACTTCGTGCCTCGTAAGGGTGTCATGACCCGTTACGGTAAGAAGATGGTTCGTGCTGATATGTACGGCCTTGTTATCGTCCGAGGACTTCTTGGTGAAGGTGGAGCTAGCTAATCTAACTTAGAATAGCAATGCTACAAAAATGCCCCTGATGATTTATTTCATCGGGGGTTTTTCTTTTTCACCATACTATTTACTATTGATCGCACATTGAAAGTGCAAAGATTTTAAGGAGATTATTAATATGTCAAAATCTGGAAGATATGCTTCAAATAGATTAAAAGTTGAAAACCTTACGGCGACCGCGAAAACCGTGGATGTTGCCGATTGCGGAACTATTTTTACTGTAGGCGCAGCCGCAACTGCTGTAGTGTTGCCATTGTTGTCTAGTGCTGGTAAGGGCTGGTGGTGCAGATTTGTTGTCAACGACGAAACCGCACAAGTGACCATTGCACAACATGCTTCTGATACTGCTAACCAAATGGTTGGACATGTTAAGTCTTTTACGGATAATGCCGCTGTTCAGTTATCCCCGGCGAATGAAGGTGATGCGTTCGATCTTATTACTATTACAGCCGATGCTGTTCAAGGTGACTTTGTAGAAGTATACACGGATGGAACACTTTGGTATGTTTCCGGCGAATCATGTTCAGGTGCTGCCGATTGCATTACTTGTGCATAATCCTTAATCTTCAAAATAATAAAATCAAGCCCACCATTGTGTGGGCTTTTTTTAATTCCGCAAATTTTATTTCCGGCCAATTTTTGAGATTTGAGCCTAATTATAACATTATCAAGGAGTTATAATGGCTAGAAAATCACAACGCCTAAGAAGGGCAAAAATCATTGAACGCAGAAAAGAAGCCGCAAGACAAGCGGAACTCAAAGTCCAAGAAGAGAATTCTGTTCGTATTCAAAAGTTAAAAGAGCAACAAGAGCAAGAAGCGAAAGCCGCAAGACTTAAGGCCCAAGCCGAAGCTGCAAAAAAAGCCGCAATGGAAGCCGCTGCTAAAAAAGAAGCAGAATTAAAAGCAAAAAAAGAGTCTGAGGTCAAATTAAACAAAACAACAAAGAAAACAACCACTTCTAAGCCCAAGACAACCAGACGCAAAAGAACAACCAAAACCAGAACGACTAATCAATAGTAGCTTTACATTAGATGTAACTATTTATTCTTGATTGGGGGGTTTTATGAATGGCGTTACCAACACTTACACCAGCTTCAACTAAAAGCGCACTTGTTCTTCCAGTAACTGGGGCCACAGGCGATGTTGTTGCCGCATTGCCATTGGGAGCATATACAGGTTCAGCATTTCTTGCGGGTGCTGCTGCTCAAGTTGCATACACTTATAAGAAATTAGGTGGAGATATACTTGATATTGAACTTAAGGCAGATAACGTATATGCGAACTATGAAGAAGCATGTCTTGAATACTCTTATATAGTTAACATACATCAGTCAAAAAACGTCCTAGGATCGGTCTTAGGGGCCGCTACGTCGAGTTTTAACCATCGAGGGCAGGTTACCTCTGGGTCCCTAAACATAGCCCTTAAATATCCCAAATTCTCCTTTGAAACAGCTTTTCGCTTGGCTGATTCATATTCATCTGAGGCTTTAGTCGGAGGTCGTCGGGAGATGTATTCGGCCTCAATTGCTGTTGTGACAGATCAGCAAGATTATGACCTTCAAACCATAGCTGCAACTCATGCCGATGACTCATCAAGTCCTTTTTATAATAAAATAGGAAATCAAAGAATAAAGGTGCATCAAGTATATTATATATCCCCAACTCAAATGTGGCGGTTTTATGGATACTATGGAGGTCTTAATGTCGTTGGAGATTTTCAAAATTATGGCCAATATGCTGATGATTCTAGCTTTAATGTGATTCCCGCTTGGCAAAATAAAGCCCAAGCTATAGCATATGAAGATCATTTATATACAAGAACTTCTCACTATTCTTATGAAATTATTAATAATAAGTTGAGGCTATATCCCACACCAAATACTGCGCGTCAAAATACATTTTGGTTTAGGTTCTCAATAGACCCCGGAGATGACCCGTGGACCGACGACACAGAAGCAGGTCAAAATGGAGTTAATAATATGAATACACTTCCATTTGAGAACTTGCCATATGAAAATATTAACTCCATTGGAAAACAATGGATTAGAAGATTTTGCCTCGCTCTGTCTAAAGAGACTTTGGGGCAGATTAGGGGCAAATTTGGAGGCTCAATTCCTGTTCCCGGAGACAATATAACTTTAAATGCAACTGATCTTCTATCTCAAGCTAAAGAAGAACAAAATTCTTTAAGAGATGAACTCAAAACCCAGTTAGATGAAATGACATATCCCAAGCTTCTTGAGAGAGACTCAGAAATGTCAGAGAATGCTCAAAAAATGGTTGAAAATGTACCATTAAAGATTTTTGTGGGGTAAATAAATGTCAGACAAATGGTCAAAATCAGCGCAACCTCCTCCTCCATTATTTCTTGGAGAAAAAGAACGAGATTTAGTAAAACAAGTAAATGATGAAATCATTGAAAGAGTAGTCGGACAACAAATATTGTATTTTCCGATTGATATTGAATATACGAACTTTCATCCTCTTTATGGCGAGGCCATAGAAAAAACTTTTTTACCCCCAATTCGTGTATATGCCCTTGTTGAGTATGGAGGGGAAGAAACAAACTACATGTCTAACATCGCAGTCGATGAAATGACTAAAATCACGGTTAAATTTCACCGAAGACGACTAACCGAAGACCAAGATCTTGAAGTGAGGGTCGGTGATTTTGTTAGATATGGAGATAAATACTATGAGATAGTCAAAATATCTAACACAAAACACCTTTTCGGACAAGTCGAACATAAATTTGAAATGTCTGCTGAGTGTATAAGAGCAAGGGACGGTTTATTCAATGCCAGTTAATCCAAAAGAAATAACATTTGATCCTTCAACATTAGAAAACATCGATATGGGCCTCTATGAGTGGGTTAAGGATAAATTAAATCTGCACACCACAACCAATGATGGATATAAACCAGTCCCAGTCATTTGGTTGGGAACAGAGAGAGCATATCAGCTAAAAAAGAACAAAGAACTAAGAAACTCTGATAACCGCTTAAAGCTTCCAATTATTGCTATAAATAGGGAATCTATTACCAAAGA